TTTGGAAGGTTTGAGCAGTTTTGGGTTTGGCGATACTACAATCATAAATTTGAAATAGCAAAATATGTTAGGGAAAACAACCACTTTTTTTGGCATGAGAAAGAAGTAGCTACTGAGGGTTGGTGGAAGGACTTAGACCTTACATGGTTTAGCTATTGGCTGCCATCGGGTGCTTACTTTGGTGGGAGCAACCCCGCGCCAAAGCGTGTGTATTGGCATCTAAATACAGATTTATAAACAGACATATAATGGACAGTAAAGAACTATTCAACGGCTTTTTAAATTACTTTTCCCTCGAAGAGATTGTTCGAGAGGACGTGCTTATTCAGTACGGTCGGAATACTAACCTTTTGCTTAGTCGCTTTGACCCACGTCTATTAGAAACAATGCTTTTCATAAGAGAGCGTTTAGGCCCCATTACTATTAACAACTACGCTTGGGGTGGCAACTTAGACGAGCGGGGTCTTCGTGACAACGATGCACCAATGGTGCGAGGCAAAGGACGCCCTTATTTGTCAGCACACACCTTAGGGGCAGCCTTTGATTTTGATGTAGAGGGCATGACGGCTAATGAAGTGCGGCAATGGCTCAAAGACCACGCTAATGAGTTGCCTTATAAGATACGCTTAGAGCGCAAGTACAACGGAAGCTATATATCTTGGGTGCATTTAGATGTATGCGATGAACCCGACAACCCCAAGGTGTATAAATTTGACGTGTAAAACGAAAAAAATCCGTTTATAATGAAATGGCTTGACAAGATATTTAGTAATACCGCTGGCAACATAGTTAAGAATGTTGGCAATGCTTTTGACCAGAACTTTACCTCGGAAGAGGAACGGCTGGAGAAAAAGAATGAAATCAAGAAGTACCTTGAAGACAGCCTTAATGAGTTGCGTCAGATGCAGGCTGAAATTATCAAAGCAGAGGCCACGGGAAACTGGCTCCAACGTAGCTGGCGACCCGTGGTAATGCTTTGTTTTGCTTTTATTGTTATGTACAATGAAGCTATATCTCTTATGTTCAGTTTGCCCCGAACGGAGCTAACCACGGACTTCTGGGGTCTTTTGAAAGTAGGTGTAGGAGGCTATGTATTTGGTCGTTCCGCTGAAAAAATTGCAAGCACAACTAACATTAAAGAAGGTGTAAAGAATTTAGTTAGTAAAGCAAAGAATAAGTAATGAACGAAGTGTTGGACAATTACGGCAGTTTTATGAAAAGCCTTTTAGCAGCCCTTTTTGGAGCAGGTATAACTTTTATAGAGGAACTTACATTAGTGGTAAGGTTACTAATTGCCATAGTAACGGTTATTTATATTGCTTGGAAGTTTTACATAGAGTACCGAAAGTTTGTGTGGCGAAAAAACGATAGGCGTGACGGAATAAACAGAGGCTACGACCAAAAGAACAAGTAGTCAAGTAATTATTTGTATATTAGCCACCCATGAACCATTTACATAAAAATCATGGCGGAAAAACGCGAGATTCGCAAAAGATTAACCCCCACCGAATGGGGAGTTGTCAAGAAGTTCAGAAACGAAAACGAGGGAGTAATACAAGCAGTCAATGAGGCTGGCGTAGACTTAAAGCATGTTCAAGACGGTTGGCTAAAGTCCTCTAAGCACTCTCTTCGTTTTACCAATCCTTTAGCCGAAAGCAAGCAGAAAGAAGACTTAGACTTTGAAAGTGTTTTTGAAGGTCTTGAAAAAAAGGTAAAAAAAGTAAAAATACCCAGCAAGCCCAAGGAAAAGACCAATTCTTTTGACAGGCTTGTGTACACAGACACCCACATAGGCATGGAGCCTAATAAAGACGGTGCAGCCATGTACCCTACTACCTGGAATATCGAAGACCTTCACGACACTTTAAATGAAATGGTGCGTTGGGTGTTAAAGTACCGTAAGAGCGACACCCTTGTTATAGACGACTTAGGCGACTTCATGGACGGGTGGAACGGTTACACAACTAGAGGCGGCCACGAACTACCCCAGAACATGAGTAACCAAGAAGCCTATGACCAAGGGGTTCTTTTCAAGACCAACTTGTTGCTTCTGTTAGCTCCTTTTTACGACAAGGTTATATCCAACAACGTGTGTAACTCTAACCATGGAGGGGACTTTGACTACGTGGTAAACCAAGCAGTAAAAGTAACCGCAGAAATAATGCTTGCTAACGTGGAGGTGTATAACTACACCAACATTATAGACTACTATGAAATGGGAAGAATTATAATTCCCATCATGCACGGTAAAGATACAAAACACAACAAGCGCCCCATGCCTGCTAAGTTAGATGCAGCCAATGAAGAAAAGATTAAAAACTGGCTTATAGAGCAAGACCTTATTTCTCCGAACAAAGTGATAGAAGTAAGCAAAGGCGACACCCATCAATACATATTTGACTATGCTACCAGTCAGCACTTCGACTACTTTTGCTACCCAGCATTAAGCCCTTCCAGTGAGTACGTGCAAACAAACTACAAGAAAGGGCAAAGGGGCTTTGTATTTCACAGTTACGGAGAGTGCAGAGAAGTATATCCATATTTATTTAATAATTAGCGATGAACAAACCAGAACACCACGACAAGTTTAAAAAAGGCGTAGGCCACTTTATTGTGTTTAGCAAAAGCCGACATAAAGAGACCTTAGACATCAAGGGGCATGACGGCGAGCTGTTGCACTATCCCGCCACATGGAACGATGCTCACAACACTTACAAAGAAGCGGAGATTGTAGCAGCACCAGAAGGATTCGAGGAAGCCGTTGGAGGGTACTTGATATTCAACTTTCGAGTAACCAACAGCCTTGCCAACAACGACCAAGAGATTTACCCAGGGTACTTCAAAGTTCCCTTCAACGAAAAAGACCCAGGTGCGAGTATGTGCTACGGCTACGTAAACGAAGGTAAGTTCGTTCCTTTTCGTGGTCATGTGTTTTTGCAAGAGGTTTACGAAGAGGTAAACAAAAGCAAAAGCGGCCTTGTACTCGTAGAAAACATAGACGACCACTTTTACGCCAGCGGGGAGCAAAAGCCCAAGAAAGAAGCCGGTAAGGTAGTTTTTGCCAACAGGCAGGACATACTTGACCATGACTTTGAGGTTGGCGATGAGATTTACTACCGCCCCCAGATCGGCGTTGAGCAAGAAATAGAAGGAGCTAAGTTCATTCGCATAATGGCAGACCACATAGTTTCTAAAAAGGTGGAAATGGCGTAATGGCAATAGAAGGGCTATCTAAGGACATAAAAGCGTCTGTTGATGACCTTATAAACAACTTAGAATACGAAATAATCTTAGATGGCATAGAGCCATCAGAACTCAAAAAAGTTGTGAAGGGCAAGGTGGATAGCTTTAACAGCGGTAAAGCCATTTTGCAGCGCTGGATGGACAGCCCTAATGCACCTGCGGAAAAAACCATCGTTAGGTATGTTAAGCGCTTTATAAAAGGCGGTAACAACGCAATGACCATGATGCGAGCGGCCTTGTCTAAGGAGTTTGATTACGAAGACCTTGATCAGTACAAACACGCAGACATAGCAAGTGCCAAGCCCTTCATTCTTGAAAGTATAATGAACCTCAATAGCTACATCATTGAGTTAGAATCAATGATAGAAAGCGAGGAAATAAACCTGAAGGACAAAGAGTTTAAGATAGGCTACCCAGAGCGGTTTGCCCGTGGTGAAGTCATAGACACCTCAAAGCTGCACAAAGACTGGTACAACTCTAAAGAGGACGCCATAAAGATATGCCCAGACGGAACGGAGGGGGACATAATAGAACTTCAAGGGCTTAGGGTGCAACTACCCCAACAACCCCCAAAAAAAGAAATGCTGTTTTCTGACAAGCCTGTGAAAGAGCAGTATTGGCGACGCACCCCAGTGCCTAAAGGCTGCACAAAAGACAACGAAGAGGCATTTGCCGATTACATAAAAGAAGAGTACAGGCGCAGAGTTTATGGCGTTTGGTTTATGAATAATGGCTACCCCGTGTACTTAACGGGGCACATGTACTTCTGGCTACAATGGTACAAAGACGTGGACAGCGGAGAGTATTCCAACTTCAGGTATGCACAGTGCAAGCTATCCTACCACACTAAGGCATGTGAGGTAGACAAAAGGTGTTTAGGGCAGTATTTTGTGAAATCAAGGCGTACGGGGTTTACTTTAGAAAAGCTTGCCAGAAAGCTGAACCTTGAAACCATGACCTCCCACTTCAACAGTGGCATGACCTCCAAAACAGAGACGGACGTAAAGGCTGCTTTTAAAAAGAAGCAATATGCCTTTGGCAATTTGCCCTTCTTTTTTAAGCCCGTGGTAAAGGGGAGGGAAGACAGTAACGTAGGCATAGAGTTCAGTAAGCCCTCCAACGCGTCTAAGAAAGCAAAGAAAGAAAAAGAAAATGACCTTAGCGACTACCTTAACACTATAAGTGACATAAGGACAACAACCGAAGGCGCTTACGACGGGGTTAAACTTAATGACTACCTTGCTGATGAGAACTTAAAGTGGGGAGCGGGTAAGAACTTCTTAATTCATTGGGATATGGTATCACCAACAATGGACGAGAACGGCTATATAGTTGGTAAGGCATGGTTGGGTTCCACCGTGGGAGACGAGGGAGAAGGTGGAGAGGCTGCCTCCCCTTTATGGAAGTCCAGTGACCCCAATGAGCGTAACGAAATAACAGGTAGAACTGATACGGGGCTGTACAGGTATTTTATGCCTATACAAGAGAACTCAAGAATACACACCGATAAGTATGGTGTTTGCCATAAGGAAAAACCCCCAAAAGGGACGGTATGCGCATCAACGGGTGAACCTATAAAGGTAGGGGCGGTAAAATATTACGAAAGTGTAATTCAAAGCAAGAAGCGAGAAGGCCAAGACGTTTTATACAACTACCTCCGCAACCACCCCATGACTATTGAACATGCGCTAAGAAGTTCTAACGCGAATAGCTCTTTAAATGTGGAGAACATTGCCGACCAAATGAATTATCTCTTTGGGTTCAGAAAAAGCAATGACAACAACTCGAAAGTAACACGGGGAAACTTATACAGGAAAAACGGAAACCCCGACGACCCTGTAGAGTTTGCACCAGACGAAAATGGAAAGTTTGTCTTTTCGTGGTTTCCCCCAAAAGAACTTCAAAACAAAAAGAAAAGAGTTTACGGGCAAGAAGGCCCAGGTAATGACTGGCTTGGAGTAGGTGGCCTTGACCCTTATGGCACAAGTCAAACTTCGGACGGGAGAGGATCAAAAGGCTCTATTCATTTCGTTGGAAAAGAAAACGCGCTTTACCCCAGTGTTTCCAACAAATTTATAATGGAATATATACATCGCCCAGAAGAAATAGAGATATTCTTTGATGATGCTTTAATGGCGGCAGAGTTTTTAGGTATGCCGATATTTCACGAACGAGACAAAAACGAAATTGAAGGCCACTTTCAGAGAGCGGGTAAATGGGAGTTTTTAATGGACTGCCCAGAAGGATATAAGAGTAACACAAACCAAAGGAAAAGGCAAAAAGGGGCAAACAGTAGGGCAAAGCTAAACACATCAATTTACTACGCTTTGCAAGCGTACACTAGTCAGTATGTAGGCTATGACGAAGAAAACAATATGCAGGAAAAAATCCTTTTTGAAAGAACCCTTGAGGACTGGAAGCAATTTGAACCGTCCAACAGAACAAAGTATGACGCCTCTATATCCTCTGGATTTGCCCTTGCCGCAGCCAAAGCACCCGTTAAAAAGAAAGCGGAACAAAAAGTAAAACTACAACGTCCTCCCGTAAGAACATACAAGCGACAAGGTAACAAAACAATACCCGTAGATTGGCGAAAAAAATAAGTTTAATAAATAGTAAATTTGCATAGCAATTTAGCTAAACCGTAGCATTTAATGGCAGGTAAACCAGACCCATTAGTGACAAAGAGAGAAAAACTAAGCTCCGATTACGGGGTTAAGATTGGTAGGTATATCCAGGAAAAGGGTTTTGGATATAAAACCACTTCTCGTTTTTCAGCGGAACGTGACCGCATACAAATGTGCCGCGCCTATGCGCAAGGAAACCAAAGTACAGAGGGCCTCATGCAAGCCTTCAATGCCACGGGTGACAACTCTCACGTAAATCTGGACTTTACTCCCGCGCCCATTGCTCCTAAGTTTGTGCGAGCCATAACAGAAGACGAGTTTGGAGAGTTTAGCTACGAGATTGACGCTGTTGACAAGCTATCAAAAAGCGAAAAAGCATCGGTAAAAGATGAACTCATAGCCAACTTACAGGACAAGGAGTTTATTCAAAACTTCGAGGAAACTTTTGACATTAAAGTGCCAGAAAGCGAAATGATTCCAGAGGACATGGAAGACATTCGCATGGCTATGACCCTTGACTATCGAACGAGTGTAGAGAACGCCGCTTACGAAATAACGAAAGCTATATTAGAGTTTAACAACTTCCCCGAGGAAGTGCGTTACCTTTTAACAAGAGATATAGTAGAAAGTGGTAAAGCTTGCGCGGAAGTTGATTTAGTACCCGGCAAGGGTGTTATTCAGCGATATGTAGATGTAGAGAATTTTGTTTACGGAGAAACAAATGACACTACTGGTAAGAATATACCGTGGGGAGCTGAGTTAAAGTATTACACGTTGGGTGAGGTGCTATCTATGATAGAAACCACCAACATGAGCGACAACGACATTCGGGACTTAGCCAAAAAGTTCCATAGTCGCTACGGCAATGACCACCTTGACATAGACTGGAACAGCCATTTTCAAAAAGACGGGCAACCTTTCTACTACGACGGAGAGTTTGACGACATGACTATCCCCGTTGTTAAGTTTCACTACAAAACCTTTTTTTGGGACAAGATAGCCACTAAGAAAGGGCCTTACGGGAAAAGAGTTAAGCGCAAAAAAGACGAGTACAAAAGCGACAACTACAAGATAGAAAAAGACTACTACGAAAGCGTTCTTTCGGGGTACTACATAGCGGAGACTGATTATATATTCAACTACGGTGAAAAGAAAAACCTCGAACGTCCTCATGGTAGTATGCACGACGTAGAGTTGCCGTACAAGCTCATCATACCCTCCCAGTACAACCATACACAGAAGTCCATGTTGGAACATATCATTCCTAACGTGGACGCTATTGACAAAGCATTGCTTAAAATGCAGCAAGTGCTAATGAATAGCCACCCCGAGGTTACGGTCATTGACATTAGCTCTTGGGCAGAGCTTTCTATAGGGGAGAAAGAGTATGACCCCTTAGAATTACAAGACATTTACGACGCTACGGGTATTATCTACAAAAAAGGAACTGACGAGCAGGGACAACAAATACAAGACCCCGTTCGCACCTTTAATAACGCCGTACCCATAGAGCCTTACATTGGAGCCATCAACTTTCACATGCAGATGATACGGGAGGTATTAGGTTTCCCTCCGCAACGTGAAGGGCAAATCCAAGACAAGCAACTCATAGGTACTATGGAGATTGCTCGTGACACGTCTCGAAATGCCACACGTTTTATTTCCCGTAGTGTTCAGGACATCACTAAGCGAGTAATTCAAAGCACCGTCTGGCTAGCTCAAAGCCTACCCGCCAATAGCAAGATAATCAATCAGTATGCGGAGATGGTTGGTGACTTTGACCTGGACATGCTAAAGACCCTTGAAGACATGACCATGCGCCAGTTAGGCGTTTTCGTTCACATGAAAATAGACAACGAAACAAAGCTCAACTTAAACCGTGACATAGAGCGCAGCCTAACGCAAAAGGAAATCACCATAGAAGACGGTGCTAAAGCACGAGAGATAGCAGAGCGTCTTAGCCCCAACGTGGCTTATGACTACTTGTCCTTCCGTCGTAGTAAGCGCCAGAAAGAAATCCAGCAAGAGCAAATGCAACTTCAGCAGCAGCAGAGCCAGCTTAAAATGCAAGAAGAGCAGGCTAAAGCTAACGTGCAGAAAGTTGAAGAAAGTGTTCGTGGCCAGTACGACATACAAGAGGAGCAAATTAGAGCGAGGGCAGAGCTTCAAAAGCTACAAATGGAGTACAACCTTAAAAGCCAACTTAGCCAGCAAGAGTTTACCCAAAAATACGCTATTTCACAACTGGAGACGGGCAACCGCTTAGAGGCCGACAAGCTAAAAGAAAAGGCCAAAGACGACAGGGTTCTCTTAGAGAAGCGGGCAGGCTTAGAAGCCGATGAGCAGAAGATAAAGATAAAGGACGGCAAACAAAAGGAAGCCAATCCAGATGACATTGGCGAAGAAGACAAGTTTAGCGAGTTGGTAAAAAACATGACTAACGCCCAAGAGTAGATGCACAACATTAATAGCAAAACGGCACGTAATGCCTAAGATAAGCAACACAGGGGAGTACCCCAATGTAAGCGAGGTCAATATAGCCCTTGATGACTTTTTAATAGGAACGGTTGCTTCCACGGGGCAAACACGCACGTTTCCTATACGCGCTATTAAAGCGCTCCTTGATGGGAAGCAAGTTAAGATTGTTACTCTTAACAATGCTTCCAGTTATCAGAACAATGACTTCATCAACGCCAATGACATCTATGGGTTTACACAAGGTCAAGAAATAAAAACAGGAGGTATGATAAGCAGCTTTAATGATGCAACGGGGGAAGTTGCCTTTGACAATGCTTTCACCCCGTTCACTGGAGAAATAATTTTCGTAATAGCTTAAAGAAATGAAAAGAGAAGACAAGGTTTTACTAATACTTTTAATTTTTAGCATGGTGTCACATTTTGTGACAGCCCAAGTGGACAACCAGTTTCAGTACAACTGGCTAAAGCCGCAGACATTTGATAAAAACATAGACGTAAAAGACACCGTAAAAAGCAACATTATAACAAACCCCAACATAAACATAAGCCGCGAGGGGATTTATTTAGACTCTGGGCATTTTATGCTTAAGGCTGGTTTCAACAATAGGTATCACACCACAAGGAATAGGCATGGGATAAACATGCTAACTACGTCAGGGGGAGGTGATACAGCTAGTTTTATAATCAACGGAAGGTATCCTACCTTTTTCCAGCACGTGAATAATATCAATCCTTTTACATTTAGATTTTTAGACAGCTCCTTTACGGTTCCATTTCAAATCTATAAAGACAGCGTTCTTTTGCGTGAAGATCGCATGTACAACAGAGAAGAAGTTGACACTTTAATTAACTTCAATAATGTCTTTCAGGCATCTCCAGAGTTTTCAATAATAGAAACGTTAAACCCAAGGAGTATAGACTATAACAATTATTTTGAGTTTGATGCTGCCCAGGGTATGTGGATGTCAGCTGGTAACAATAGCACTATATTAGAGCTAAATACAGGTAGTTGGTCATTGTATGAAAACACAGGCGCGGGGTTAAACACCTATGACCCTAATCATATAAGTGTAAAACCTTCAGGAGGTAATTTTGAGGGGATAGTTTATAGCAGCGATCATTCTTCTGAGTTTACAGACAGATCTTTGGTTGACAAAGGTTACACTTTAGATGTGAATAACACTGGGGAAGTTAAAACAACTTCAATAGACTATACAACTACTGATGATGATTTCTTGATTTTAGCGGATACGGATTCACAAAATGTAACGATAGAGCTTCACACTCCTCTTAGAAATCAAATTCTTCATTTTAAGAAAACATCACCCAATAACAGTTTATTCATAAACGTAACCACTGGCTCTGACATAGACGGAAACGCATCTGTTACACTAACAAACAATTACGAAAGTTTAACTATCATGTGGAATGGCACTAACTGGAGTGTTTTGTGATTGATTTACAATGAAAAATACAGCCAAACACTACCGCAAGAATAAAAAGTCTTACGCTAAGAAGCTAAAAGAAGACAAAAATATAAACGCCCGTCCTGAGCAAAAGAAAAAAAGAGCAGAGGCCAATCAGAAGCGTAGAGAAGCTAAGCGTAAAGGCCAGAACGTAAAAGGCAAAGACTACGACCACCGCACAGGAAAGTTTATTAGCTCCTACGCCAACCGTAGTGCTAACGAGAAGTCACGCAAAAAAAGGAAGTAAAATAATATGTTCCTAACATTAGAAAGAAAAACAGAGGAGTTTGGTTCGGTCATGTGCCATATCACTCTGTTAAACACATTAACGAAATTGACGACGTTAGCTGCTATATAGAATTGAACGACGGAGAAGTAATGGGGTGCGATGTAGCAGCGGAAGACATTGTAAGGGATATAGAAGAAGGAATAGCTCCTTACAATTTTTTGAGTTCAAGTTAAACAGTAAAATCAAGTAAAGATGAAAAAGTCAGGTTACAAGTCAAAAGACATGAAGTCTAAAGGAACGAAAAAAGGAGGCTCTAAAAAGAAAAGCTCTGCCAAGAAAAAAGTAAAAAAAGGCTATTAGATAATGGCAGAGAAGAAAAAGCCTAAAAACGGTACGATAAAGGAAAGCACCCGTGACGGCAAACGCGCAATGGTTTACTACAACGGCAAGTGGCATCACTTTGGTCAGTCTGGTGTGGAGATAAACCAGAGCAAAGAACAAGCTCAAAAAGCAAAAAGCCGTCACGAAAAATCTCTTAACGCAAAAGACGACAGAGGCAAAGCTTTCCGTATCTACTGGAATAAGTTTTGGAGCAAAGCAAAAGTGTAAAAAACTAATTTTTACATGTTTTATCTTTGTGACATGAAAACACTTGCGCTAAACATCGGAAAACGAAACTTTGGGCAAATGATGTATAAAAATATTCATAAGTAAAAAAGAAAGAAATGGCAATTACAGACTTTCTACAAAAACCAGAAGAGGAAAATAAAACTGACGCACCACAAGGCGCGGAAGAGCAACAGACCCCTCAAGAACCCTCCAACCACCCATCAAGTACCCAGCAAGTCTCGGAGGAACAAGCTGACCAACCAACCGACCCAGCTTCGGAGGAAAACCAAGAAGAAGGTGGTGGTCAGGAAAATCAGCAAGAACAGCCAGAGGGAGGTCAGCAACCTTCTGGTGAAGAAGAAGAGCAACAAGCTTCCCCGCAGGACTATGCAGAGCTTATCAAAGAGCAACTCTCGGAAAGAGGTGTTGACGCAAACTTTGAGAGCATTGACGACCTTGCGGAGAAATTAAAGTCGGCTAATGAAAGCCCCTTTGCCACGGATGCCGTTAAGGAGATTAACGAGTTCATCAAGAAGGGAGAGGGTGACATTAACGACTATATTAAGTACAAGCAAACCGACTTTGAGAACATGGACGGTTTGGAACTTGTACGCATGCAAAAGAAAGAGGAGTACCCGAACCTCACAAAAGAGCAGATTGACAGCTACATTAACGACCATTATGCTCTGGACGAGGACGAGTACAGCGAACGTGAGATGAACGTAGGCAAGACCCGTCTTGCTATGGACGCTGAAAAAGCACGTAAGCAATACCTCAATCGTAAGCAAGAGCTGCAAGCCAAAATTGATGAGCCTTACCAGCCGCCCCAACAACAGGAGCAGCAAGGCCCCTCAGAAGAGGAAGTGCAGCAGTTCAACCAACAGGTTGAGAAAACCTTCAAAGACTCCCTTGCTTTTCAAGAAGGAGACTTTAAGTACCACGTAAAGGACGAGGTAGCCCAAAAGATACCCAAGAACCTTGGAGAGATGTTCATGAAGGAAGACGGCAAGTCCTTTGACTTTACAAAGTTCAACAAAGCACGGGTGTTTGCTAACGACCCTGAAAAGTTTGTCCAAGCCGCCATTGAACATGGAAAGAGCTTGGAGCGGGAAAACATTAAAAAAGACCGCTACAACCAAGACTTAGAAGGAAGCAGCAAGCCCCCGCAGAACGATGAACCTGGGCTTAAAGACACTCTAAAAGTGTTTAGACAAGCAAAAGGCAACAAAATGGGCTTTGGAGGCTAACATTAAATAACCCAAAAAGCTAAAAGAAAATGGCATTTGTACAATTAAATAACGCAGAAATTGCAGCGGTAAAACGCGGCGAAAAACCCGGCAAGTACATGGCGGAGCCTGCGTTTATCGACTCCGTTAACAAACCTCACCACCTTGAAGACATCGCGGAAACGTATGGCGACCAGCTAATCTCTGGCCCCATGTCTTTTACCTCCATCATGGGAGTGCCCGTGGATAAAGGTCAAGCAGACTCTGTTTTTTACTGGGAGAAACCCCGTTTGCACGCAGTGCCCAACGGTACTATCCAAGCTACCAGCCCCGGTGATACAGGTACTAAGACCATTACCACGGTCAATGACCACAACGTAAAAGACAACGACATAGTTCTTTTGAACGGTAAAGTTCGCTGCTTTGCTAAGTCTACTGGCGCTAAGACCTATACTGTTCAGGCTATGAGGTCTGGTGGTTTTGGCGTATCCTTTGCGGCAAGTGAGTTTGTGAAAGCTCAGGTTATCGGTAGCTTGTTTGAGCAAGGTGCTGACGCCCCTAAAACAGGCGAGCTTTCCAACATTGTTCGTTACGAGCAACCTTTTGCTATTGCCGCTGATGCGCACCCAATCACTGGTAGCCAAATGGGCAACAAGTCTTGGTTTAAAGACACCGAGACAGGTCAGTTCTACTACGACATTGTAGGGTTGGAAGACTTCTACAAGCGTTATGAGAACAAGCTGGAAGCCCAATCCCTCTTTGGTGAAAAAGTAGGAAACCAAAGCATCTCCGACCAGGTAGATGGATTTGACGGCTACTTTTCCACCGTGGAAGACCGAGGCATCGTTTGGAACGGTTACATCACCTCTCTTACAGAGCTTGACTACCTGACCAACATCCTTGACAAGCAGGGTGGAGCAAGCGAGTATGGCTGGTTCCAGAACACTAATGGATGCACCAACTTTAGTAACCTAGTTTCTGCCGCCCAAGGTGGAGAGCAGCCCTCTTACGGAGCGTTCCCGAACACAGGAGCATCTGGCGAAGACATGGCCATCAAGCTTGGCTTTAAGTCCTTTAGTCGTGGTGGTCGGACTTGGCACAACAAGAAGCTTCAAGTGCTTCAAGACCCTACTTGGGGAGGGCAAACCGAGTATTACAAAGGTGTAATGACCCCCTTGGATAAGGTGACAGACGCTAAGAGCAACATTCAAGTCCCCTCTTTGCAGATGTTTGTTAAGAGCTACCACGGAGGCCAGCGTCGTTGGAAAGAGTTCTTCATCAGCCAGTCTGGTGTGAACGGCGAGTACATTGATGGAGGCGACCGCCAGACCATCGTTGCACGTAGCGAGTACAACTTTGTTACCCGTGCAGCTAACCGTCACGTCATCCAACGCGGAGGCTAAGAAAAGTAGAACTTAAAAAAAGAAGAAAAATGGCTTTAATTAAATTCAACAGCGGTGGAAACTTTAGTGCGACAGCGGGAACTTCCCAGCCGCTCGAAGTGACCATTGAAGGTAAGACCTTCAGCGCCGCTTACAACAGCACCGCTTCTCAAACCGTGACTGACTTTGTCACTGAGCATGCTCAGGACATTGCCGACCGTTACGGGATGCTGGCGGTCTCCAATAGCTCCAGTATTGAGCTGTGGGGAGCGCAAGGTGCAAGAATAAGCACCAACGGTACTTCTGATTCGTTTGATGTTTCTAAAGAGCTTGACAAGAACGTTGAGACTTTGGAAACTGTGTCTTTGACCAATGCGAAGAAAGCCGTTTTCACCTTTAGTGGTGGAACAGGTTCTGATACCGTTACTGTCGATGTAGCGTCTGAGGCTGACATGCGCAGCCTTCGGGAAGAGGTTGAACGTGCCCCTACTGGTGGCAGTGTTCCTACTTCCATTCAGACCGCCCACAAGGCAGTCGCAAGCTAGATTAACCAGAGCAGGGGAGATTAAGTTCTCCCTTGCTTTTTTTTCATTTCAATAACCATCTAAATATAGATAACCATGTCAACAGAGACAACTAAGAAGCCGGGACGTCCGGCTCAGACAACCAAGAAAGAAGCGCCCGTAGGCAAAAAGCCCAAGCTCCCTCCTTTCAACAACCCTGATTGCCCAGAAGATTACAGCACTCGTAATGAGTGGTACTTTGAGAAGATAGGCAACGGAGGCGGTGTGGTGTACACAATTAAACCTTCAGGCGCACGAGGTTCGCGCTGGAACCCTCAAAAGAATAGGTTTGACACCGTTCCCATTCGTCTTTGCAGCGATGACGCAAGCATTTACGTAGACCAGCAAAATGGAAACACGCTAGACTACCTTGCGATGGAAGAAGGGCTTCTACGTATTCCTAATGACTATCCGCAAGCGCTTGACTACATCTTTGCCCACCCCGACTACAACAAAGAGTTCCGTTTACTCGATCGGGAGCGAGAGGCACAAGAAGACCTAAGCATCATTGAGAAACGTTCAGATGCTATGCAGAAAGCCCGCACAACAAACATTGAAGACCTCAAAGTTGTTGTTTCGGTTCTGGGTGGAGATGAAACCGCTGGTGACAACTCCGTGAAAGTGTTTGCGCTAAAACAAGCTGAACAAAACCCAGATCGTTTCCTTAGCATGTTTGACAATGAAATTGTACAGGCCAAGTACAAGGTTAAACGATCTATGCGCGAAGGTGTTATTGAACACAGTGATGACGCCATTAAGTGGGTAGCGGGAGATGTGATAATGAACCTCACTCCTGGTAAAGACCCAGTAGAAGAAATGGCTAAGTTCCTATTGAGTGATAATCCCAAAGCCTCTCGTGTAGGTGATGAGATTGACCGAATGCTAGGGTAAACCGTTAGGGAAACCATTAGCATAAAATATTTAGTTTGACTTTAGTTTGTGTTTGTTTTGGCCCCGTTGCTAAATGCAGCGGGGCTTTTTTGTTCAATAAACTAAGTAGCATATTTTGTAATTTTGTTTATTAGAAAAGCTATCAACGCATGGAGTACGCATCCGTAAACACCGTTTATCAAAACGTAAAGCGCCAAGCGGCCAAACAAGAGCAAGGTTTTGTAAGTCCATCCGACTACAACTACTACGCTCCTTTAGCGCAGCAGCAAGAAGTAGAAAGCTTAATGGCCAAGTACAAACTTTACCTTGCCAACAAGTATCGCTATTTAGAGTACAACAGAGATAGCTTTGAAGGCATTGAGCAAGTAGCTGATAACCTACGTCCACTTGAAGTAATTGATGCCTCTGTGACGAAAAGCGGAAGCGTATATCCTTTCCCTAATGACTACATGCACTTCATAGATGTAAACATAGGGAGTAACCCCATTACACTGTTGCAAGGAGAGCGGTATAGGTTCTACGGAAGGAGTGAGGACAGCACCATAACCTCAACTTTTCCAGTAGCGGTGCTTAACCAAACAAACATAAAAGTGCTTCCCGATACTATTACCGACCCTATTTCTCTTTCTTACTACAAGCAGCCCCAGGGTGTAACTACAACGGGGAATAAGACAAGCTCCCAACCTAAGTGGGCATATCAAACAGTAAATGGGGAAGCGGTGTTTGACACAACCAACAGTATTAACTTTGAGTTGCCTAAGCACATAGAGCCTCGTCTTGTACAGCGTATTTTGACAATGGCAGCAACAGAGACAAGGGACAATGCACTTTTTCAAATGAATGAAGCGGATCAGCAGCAAAACAACCAAGAAAACCTATAATAGATGGCTCGTAACTACACCAACCTATCTAACATAGTAAACAACTTTTTAGCCCTCCAAAGCGAGAGTGACTACACCAAAGGCGTCAATGCCAACCAGCTTATGCTTATAGGCAAGGAGTTTATACGCCAACATGTAGCTCCCAAAGTTGGTGGTTATTTAGCTTCCGTTCGTATTCCCATAGACAAAGACCTCTACACTGCCGAACTACCTAATGATTACTTAGCCTACACCAAGATAGGCGTATTAGATGAACATGGGCGCGTACAGATATTAGGCAAGAGTAACAAGATAAACATATCGGGAGACTACATTTTAGACAGTAGCGGAAACAAGCTTCTTGATAGTTTTGGTCGGGAATTACTTAGCGAGAGTGAGTTTCAAACCAGCGTAGATGACGGAAGCGTAAACCTCGGGGATTGCTTTTATGGGTATAGCTATGGGAATATGTATGGAAAGCTTTACGGAGTAGAGACAGGCAACAACAAGCGAGGCTACTACCGCATAAACGAAGCCGATAACCGAATTGATTTTGGCACAGAGATAGCGTACGACTACATCATATTAGAGTACGTAGCTGACGCCTCTATGGTAGATGACCCCAAGCTACCAAGAGTAGTCGAGGAGGCAGCGAGGCTGTACTTGTATATGCGAATAGTAGAGTTCAAGCAAAATGTACCCGCCAATCATAAGTTAGTAGCCCAGCGGAACTTTTACAACGCCTTGCGGGAAGCCAATTTCAGGAAAGTGCTACCAACCAAAGGGGAGATAGCCCAGCAGATAAACCGACGCAATCAAGCCACCCCTAAAATCCTTTACGAGTAGATGCAGGTAACAAGAACACGTCCATTATTTCTAAACTTAGACGACGACGAGCGACTGCTTAAACCGTCTGACATGCGGTATGCCATTAACGTTGAAACCGCAACGTCTTATGACGACGACATTGGTGCTTTAGAGAAAAGCAAAGACCCCGTGCTGGTAGACTACACCCTGCCTTCTGGGGACAACAAGTGCATAGACACAATAGTGTCGGAGCAGGTCAACAACATCTACATATTTATTTACAACTCTAACCAGAATCACCGCATATACGAGTACAACGACCAGTACGAAGTCACCGAGCTAGTGATGGAGAGTAGCGAGCTAAACTTCACGGAGTACAGCAACGTGGTAGGTGATGCCGTTAGGGGTTTTGGGGATAACGAGATATTGCTGTTCTTCACCGACAATTTAAGCTCGATACGGCAAATAAATGTGCAGCGGGCAAAAGATGGAGGCTATGGGACGATAGACCAGGAGAAGATAAGCCTCATACGGTATCAGCCTTCACAAGCGCCCAGCTTTAAATATACCACAGATAAAAACTATAACAGAAATGACTTGGATGGAAAAGTGTTTCAGTTTAGGTGTAGGTATTTAGGGTTAGATGGTTCTTACTCATCATATAGTTATCTATCAAAATTAGCTTACCCTCCTTTTTTAGTTAAAAGCCGATTAGAAAAAGGCGAGTTTGGGTTTGTTAATAGATTTAATAATATAGAAATAACCGTACCTACCGGGAGTAGTATTTTTGATAAAATAGAGGTTATTGCACGATTAGGGAATGAAGGAGAGTGGTTTGTTATAAAGGAAATTAATAACAACACTAATGATTCTACTATAACTTTTGATTTTAAAAATGAGGGTGGCTACCCCGCTGCTAACCCAGAGCAAACAAACAAGTATTTTGACAATGTTCCTATTCAGGCAGAAAGCTTGCGCGTTGTATCTAACAGGCTATTTATAGGTAATTACGTGGATGGTTATGATGCCAATCCAAGCATAGAAGAAGCGGATGCTTCAGATATAAATATTACACCTACTTACGTAGAGATACCTAAGGTTTCAAATACAAACATACCTGTAAATACTGCTTCGGACAATATAGACACCTATACCATAATTATTGATATTCCATCACTAAGCTATGAAAAAGGAGACATTATTAGATTTAACATAAAAGAAGTTTTAGCTTCAAATGTTATTTGGAGAGAGACTTTTAGTTACCTTGTGAAGGATGGGGATTCTAATGCGGATATTGTTAATGCTTTAGCAACAGATATAAGTACAACAACTGAAATAAATCAAATAGAGATAGAAAATGTAAATGCTTACAATTCTACAAACAATATTGTAGTAAAAATAAAACATATCTATAATTTTTCTTCAGGCGGTTCCACACCTCAGTTAGACATTGTGGAAGCCACAAGATTGAAAGGGGTAGATACAGGTGAGTCTTTAAAGCCTGGTGGTAGTTACAAGCTTGGTATAATTGAGTACGACGAAGCCATAAGGGCTTCTACTATTCGGAAAATACCAAGTGGTGACATTTCTGTACCTTATCCTAAAGACGCTGTTATACCCACAAATAATCGCCAAAAAGGGCGGGTAAAAATTGATTACAGAATAGCGAATACTGTTACTCCTTTACCCCGAACAAAGTTTTGGAGTTTTGCTATAACAGAAAATTTATCGCAAAGCAAACATTTAACTTATACCGTATGCGGGGCTTATGAAGCTAATTCATCTAATACACCAAATGACCCTAATGCTTTTTATTTAAACCTTAGGAGTTTAACGGGGAAAGAAGACAGCTATATTGAAAGCTCAGGTGCGGACATTGACCCGGCTTTCACGAAAGGTGATATTGTCCGAGTAATAGGTAGTATGGATGGCAATGGTGACACTTTCTTTTCAGAAAACAACTTTGATTTTGAGATTTTAGAAGCTCAATTTTATGAAGGTACAGACAGCCCTATTTATGATGACACATCTGATGCCTCAAAAATTCAAACCACAGGATATTTATTAAAAGTACAAGATAGGGATGCCGAGGGATATGATAGAGCGGCCATATCTAGCGGAAACAGTAAATGGAATAATAGTGGTGGTCTTGTTGTGGTAGAGATTTTTCGCCCACGCGGGGCTGGGTTAGAAAGAGACGAAGTTTACTATGAAATAGGGGGGTTAAAGGAGGTCGTTAATGGTCGGTTTGAAAGCGAGTTCAGGGAGTCAAGTGAAAGTCTTTCATACTCTGTGAATAGCATATCCTCTAGTCAAGGAAATGAGGCATACATAGTGCCTGGTGACACTAAATTTGTTGTAAGCGATGTTATTGAGGCAAAAGATGCCTCCAATAATTTTTTGGGATTTAGTTTTGTCATTGACATTATAAAAATTGGTGACTTTAGTTTTGTTTATGTGAATAAAGCGTTTCAAGGGGCTAATCAGATTTTTTTAACTGAGAAACGTTCTGCTGGAACTATTGAACAAGGAGACGTTTGGTACAGGCTCCGCCCCATGCGAAATGACAATAATGATGGTATAAATTTTGACGCAACCTTTGAAGAGTTCCCTGTTTACGACTTAAAAGCTAGCGACTTCATACCTTATGAAGCATGGAGCAAAGGTAGAGCCAACGCCTACGACCCATTAGCGCAAGAGCGGGAGCGGCGATCAGCCATAACATACAGCGAACCATACTTCCAAGACGTAGACTTCAATGGCCTTAGCTCCTTTAACATAGCCAAAGGAAACTTTAAAGCATACCCCTTTGACAGCGGCCCCATTCACCGATTATGGAATAATGGGAACTTCCTTATGGTTTTCCAGGAGAATGACGTTGCCCGTGTGCCTATAAACAATCGCATCATAAGCACTTCTGACCAACAAGATAGTCTAACCCTTAGCGATGACGTGATAAACCAAGAGCGGTACTACGCAGCGGGATATGGGCTTACAAACAAGGACATGTTTGCGGCCATTGATGGAAGGTTCTATGGATACGATATAAAGCGAGGCAAAGCGTGGGAGATAAACGGCCAAGGGCACACTCTCATTTCAGAGTTCAAAGTGCAAAGCCACTTTGACGAAGATAGTAAAGAGCTTGTCTCCTTCCATAACTTTATTGACATGAGTGTGGGCATTGACAAGGAGAATGATAAGGTTTTATTTGGCACAAAGAGCAAAGGAGCTGATAACATTGTTTCTGGTTCGGTTGGTTCTTCTAATAGCTATGTGCCTGGTATATCCTCGAATGGCAGCAACCTTGTATTTAAGACTAAGCCTCAGAACTCTAAATCAGGTAATTTAAAGCTATCTAACTTACAAGCTCCTTTGAGTGGATACACTTACCCTCTTTCTAACCCCTCTACCGTTCCTCAAAGCCTGAACAACGTGGTGCGAACAGGGAATGTAAAGTACGGAGGGGGCAAACTCACAAGTGGGACTAAAAATTTGCAGCTAAACATGCCTTCTTCTGGCGGTAATGTAACAATAAACGCCACGGTTAACTTAGGAAGCGGGCAGGTTACTATTCCGACAACACAAAGTAGTGGTAACTTATCTTTAGCTGGAAACAGTATAAACTACGACGGGTTTGTTCTTGGCTATAACTACAAGGCAAATAGGTGGGTTTCTTTTTACTCTTTCACTCCCGAACATTTCACCAACATAAATTACTCTGTCTTCAATTTCAATGATGGTCAAATGTTTAAGTTAAATTCAGGCAATAGTTACCCCATATCTCCCGTAGCTACGTTTGAGACCATATTTAACCAGCCCCGAAATAGTGTGAAGCGATTTAGAACGCTTGGGTTAGCAACATCAGAAAACAGCGACAGTGAAGCATCTGCGGGTTGGGATGTATCATTGAATACTAACTTAAACAGCACAACGCTTTCTGAAGATCTTTTCAAGAAAAAAGAGGGCGTTTGGCGAGCTGACTTACCAAGGACAACGGACATAAGTGGGACAAGTGCAGCGATAGGTTTGGGTATTGTGAGTTCTCGGGTAGGCAATCAGGTATTCGTTTCAGGCTTAGACACCGATATATTAGGCTTGAATATAGGAGACCTTGTGAGCAATGGGAATGACCAGAATATAGGCAGCATCACTGCAATAGGCAAGGACAATGTAACACTAAGCACCGCTAGTGGCATAAACCAAGGGGACTTTATTTTTGCAGAAAAGCCATCTTTTATAGATGGAGATGAGCTAAGGGGCTACTTCTTAAAAGCAAGGTTTTTTGCTAAAAACTCAGACCAGCAAGAAATTTACAGCATTAGTGTCTTACAGCAACAGTCTAACCTTCACCACTTGTAAAAGTGTTTGCGTTTATTCGTAAATTTGTATAACAAAAGAATTGAATTATGTCTTTAGCAGCAATAGGATTAGCAGCAAGTGCCGTTCCCAATGTAATGAAAACGGGAACTGGTATTATGCAAATGATAGCAGGCAAGCGAGCTCTTAAAGACCTTGAGGGTAAAGAACCTGATATATACACCCCCTCTGCATTTCGTCAGCGCGTAATAGAACCCGTCGCGGAAAGCCAGATTGCCTCTATGCAAGAAGGCGCACAAAGGCGTACAGGGCAAAGCGTGGGAGCACTGCAAAGCGGAGGTACTCGCGCTATTTTGGGAGGCTTGAACAGTGTGCTTGACGAAGAGCGACAGTTTGAGCGGCAGACGCAAGCTATGGTAGACCAAGAGCGCAACCGGGCTTTAGGCGCACTTGCAGAGGCCGACATGACCACCCAACGCCGCCAGCAACAACGCTACCAGCAAAAGCTAGGGGCTGCACAAAACTTGGCGAACGCTGGGAGTACTAATGTAATGGGCGCAGCGGAGAGCGTAGGGCAGTTTGGTCAACAAATAGCTCTGGGTGACATGATGGGCTACTTTTCTGGTAAGGAAACCACGGGGGAAAGGGATCCTGCTCCTAATGTTACCGCACCTGACACAAGGGGGTTTTCTACCCAGCAAAGCGGTAGCATGGGTGTTGTTGACTACACGGGTGGTCTAAATGCTCATGAAAACATGATGAGGCAAAACTACGCCAACATGATAAGTCAAGGCGTAAACACAGCATTTTAAGATAGATTAATATGGCAAGAGACCCACGGGGCGTACCTGACGTGGTTTTTAAACCCACGAAGTACATGAACTTTGTCGAGGCTTTAGGCAAGCGCAAAGAGCTTGAGGCTAACCGCAAGATGGAAAAGGCTAAGCAACTAATCAGCAGTTTACCAGAGGCGGAGTTAGGTAAATATTCAGAGAACTGGAGAAACGTTGCCGGCCAAGCTTTTCAATCTTTTACAAAATTTCGTAATGAAACCATTGCTTTGGCGGAGCAAGGAGACTTGTCCCGCGAGGAGTTTGCTAAAAGACGCCAAAAAATGGTTAACATGAAAATGGAAATAGCTGGTGTTTCTGAAGACGCAAGTATAATGGGGGAAAAATTACAAAACGCTGAAAAAGACCTTCAGGAATTTGTAGAGAAGAATGACATTAACATGCGCCCGCAGGCATACATAGAAAGAAATGAAGGAAAAGCCAAGGCTCAAAATTTAAAGTCCATATTGCAGGCTATAAATGTTTACTCTGGAGACCCTTTAGGAAAGGCAGAGGTTGATTTTAATGACGAGGGTAAACTTAGGTTTAGTGCTCCTGGGGTTGATGCAAAATCCCTTCCCGAGTACATGGACTACCGTGAGGTGTATCAAATATCTCCCGCTAACTTTGAAAAAGAAGTGGAGAACGGAGAAATTATGCACATTCCTGTAACAAAAGACGGGTTAGATAGAGGTAAATTGCGTGACAACTGGGAGACCTTTACTCTGGAATACGGGACAGCTCCTCACGAGCGGGCCTTTAAAAAATACTACAAACAAATACAGGGCGGCAGCGACCAAGAGGCAGATGTGTTATGGGACAAAATGCAGAGGGACTATAAAAACGGAAAGATAAACAAAACCGCTGAAAAGTATTATGAAAATTTTGAAAAAATAGCTCAAAGAACTGTCAAGACAGATTATGGCGGTGATGATGAAGAGGGTGATGACATAACGGTCTCTGGTTTACCGGGCTCCGCTTTCACTTTAAAAGAAAGAAATGTTTCTGGCCCCGGCTCGACAACTGGAGAGGCTGATGATATAGGCAAAGCGCTTTTACCTGAAAATGTCCAAAGCAAGGCAATAGCTTTAGAGGAAGGTAAGCATAAAATAAATGTTAGCGAGGCAGACTTTACTGATGATACAGGGAGTAAGGTGGAAGTCGCCGATGCAAGCGTTGAGAGGTTGTATAAAGATGACAAGGGTGACTATTACGCTTTGGTAAAGGGAATCAGGAAGTCTGGTCAAGATATATGGGCTGAGAATTTAATAAAATTAAAAGATGGTCAGATAGGCAGTTTAAAAGAAAGCCTTGGAAGTGAAGTAAAAGAAATGGGTTTCGACGAATACTTTAAAAGGGTAACAGGTGCAAGAAGTAGTAGCGAGCAAAAAGGCAACAACACAGATAAGGAAACATTAAACTCCGAAGAGGCAGAGGCGTTAAGTTTCATAAAAAGTCAGTCAGACCAAGAAGTTATAGATGCAGTTCTTGAAGATTATCCAAAATTAAAAGATTATATATGACATTTGACCCCAACAAATACATGAAAGGGAAAGAAGGCAAAGAGGATAAGGATGAGACTAAGTCCGGCTTCAACCCTAACAAATACCTAAAAAAAAAAGAAGGCACTACACCTTCCGAGCCTTTGGTTTCAACTGGCGAATCGAGTGGTGGAAATGATTACGATTCCATTTCAAATACCGAAAACGCTCGTCAAGTT